TAAATATTATTGTAGTTGGGGTTATACACAATTAAATGTTTGTGGTGGTGGTGGTATTGGTTTTTTGAAAGCAAACGGTTTAGAAAACGCTTCAGAAACAGAAAAATTATCAGCTTTAACAAATCCGTCAAAACACTTAGATTATGTTATTGATTGGACAAAAACAAATTTTGGTACTGGAAGTTTACCAGTAACAACAACTGATACACCAGAAAATTGGGCTAAAAAATTCGGTAAAGAATATGAGAGATGTACAGGTTGTCAAGACGACTCTAACGGTCAATTAACAAAAAGAGCTAACAACGCAACTAAATTAGCTGGAATGACATGGTCTTAAAATAACATTTCTTTTATGGTTTTAATTTATTACTATTAATAAATGAGTATTGTAGGAAATATTGTTACAAACAATGGTATAACAGGTATACCTAATGGTTTTAATGTTTTAAGTATTGAAGAATATTTAAAAATTAAAGACAATACTTTGCCCACATTAATCATTGGGTGGGAAGAAACCAAAACAAACATTCCAGAAGAATCTATCTAAAGAAAAAAAATTAAGGATAACCTTTATTGGACTTTTTCCACAACAGAAAAAAGAACTATTTTTGAAGAAGATTTAAAAAGTTTTATTAAAAAAACTTATGAGGATTACGTTAAAGAAATAAAATTTTTTAATATAGACCCTATAATATATAAAATCAATACTACCGAAGAATTAATTACTAAAATTAAAAGCGTTGCGGGTGGTTTTGCATATTTATACTTATATAAAGTTGTGTATATATATCACAATTCTATTATATTTTCTATCGACCTTGAACAGTTAGATTTTATTGGTTTTGATAGGGAAATAATAATTAGTACATTGAAAGAAAGTACCAAGTTTTTTGAAGAAAATTTGGAAAAAAACTTTAAAAATGAACTTAAATATTTAACTATAAAATATCTGCCATACTTACTATTTAGGGATGCAACAAAAAACACTACTTCTAGCCTCCTTTGTTAAAGAAGAATACCTAGAAAGTCTTTTAAAAAAAATAAACAGAAAATTTGATGTTAAGAAAGAACAAGTCTTTTTCTTTAAGACCGATAACGAGTTTCTTTTAACTTACAAAATTAATCTTAATATCGAACAAAAAATAGATATTAAGAAGGAAATCCCAAAAACAATACAAGTACATAAAAAAGGTGATACCATTTTCACTATTAATGCTTTAAATAAGTTAATAGAACAGGAAAGTGGTTTGGGTGGTAACGTTAACTACAAAGAATATAAAATCGATTGGGAAAAGTTTAAAAATAAAATTATTCTTTTAAAAGGTGATAGTCTTGAGATTACCACAATAGAAAGAGTATTTTTACCTTAATCTTGATATTTATTAATAAAAACTGTTATGATTAAAAATAGAAAAAAAGAAAACACCGAAGAAAACGAAATCAAATCTAAACTTGATTCTTTTTTAAGAACTACAAAACAAGTAGAATGTCAAGGTGAAGAATGTTTAATCAACAATCCAGAAGAGATTGTTAAAAGAGAACATAAGAAAATCATCACAAATGATGGTAGACAACTTTTAAGCGAATATACAATTTAAGATGAAATCTAACGAATTAAATGAGTCTTTAAAAAGACATAGAGAACTTCTTGGTTATGATGCTAAGAAAGGTGTTACTTCTTTAAATGAAAAAAGAGAAAGACACACATATACAGAAGACCAAGAATTACTTAATGAGGCAGATCCTGAAGAAGGTGATGATAACTCTGATTTTGATTTTGGTGATGATACCGAAGGTGGAGATAACAAAGAAGGCGGTGAAGACAATACTGACTTTGATTTTGGTGACGAAACAGAAGGTGACGATACTAAAGATGAAGGTGGGTTTGGTGATGATACCGAAGGAGATACTGAAGAAACTGATGATGATGAATTTGGTACCGCAGATGAATTTAGTGCGGCTGATGATATCGAATCTGATGATGACTCTGACACCGAAGAAATCGATGTTACTGATATTGTAAAAAGAGCTGATGATGCTAAAGGTTCAGCTGAAAGAGCTGTAACAGCGGCTGAAGAGGGTAAAAATATGATTAAAGATTTAATGGCTCAGTTTAAAAACTTTGAGACATCATTATCTAAAATAGATTCAGTTTCTAATGAGATTAACTCTATTAAACAAGATTTACAATCACAAAAACCAAAAGAAAAATTAGAATTACGTTCATTAGATAGTTACCCATTCAATGTTAAGTTAACAGATTATTGGGATGATGTGGCTAAAAAAAGTAATTATGAAGTTACAGACGGTAATACACCTGATGGACAAAGTCCAGACGGACAAGTTAAAGTTTGGAAGTTAGACCCAAATGGGGAAGACGTTAAAGATTTTAGTTCTATTGATATTAAAAAATCTTTTGTTCCTGAATCAAGACAATTTAAAAAAAGAAAATAAATAAAATTTAATGTAAATAAAAGGGGGTTAATACCCCCTTTTTTGTTTACAAAAAGGAATAATATACTTATAATTGTCTTAAGTATTTAAAAAAAGTTAGTTAAACAATTAAAAAATTAGAAAAATGAGTGATGTTTTAGGCTCGATAATGAGTCAGTACGAAAAAAACAAAAGTGCCTCAGGTGGAAAAACCTTTGATGGCCCAGATTTCTCAAAGTACTTTAACCCAAGATTAGAAGATGGGGTAAACAATGGTGAAGCAACCATTCGTTTGATGCCGGCTAAAGAAAAAGGTGGTTCACCTTTTGAAGAAGGCTATTTCCATGTTATGCAAGTTAATGGACAGTGGAGAAAACTGTACTGTAGAGAACACAATGACGGAGAAACTTGTCCTTTGTGTGAAGTAGAAAAAGCTTTAAAAGCTACAGGTAGTGAGGAAGATAAAAAAATCGCCAAAACCTACAAAGCAGCTAAATTTTATTTAGCACGTGTAATTGACCGTTCTAAAGAAGATGACGGTATCAAAATTTATCGATTCAAACACAACTACAAAGGTGAAGGTGAATTAGATAAAATGATTCCTCTTTTCACAAAGAAAGGTGATTTGTCAGATCCAAGAGAAGGTCGTGACTTAGTTCTTGTATTGGCAAGAGGTGATAAGAATAACACAAAAGTTACTTCTATCATGGCTGAAGACCAATCAATGTTGACTACAGACAAAACCAAAGCTAACATTTGGATTAAAGATGCTGGTACTTGGAAAGAAGTATACAAATCTTCTCCATTAGAGTATCTTGAAATTATCGCAAACGGTGAAACTCCTGTTTATGATAAAAACTTGAAAAAGTTTGTAGCCAAAGGTGAAGAAGTTTCCAAAAAAGAAGGTACAACTACTGTAAAATATGTAGCTCCACCTACTAGTGATGAATCTAGTGAAGAGGAAGAAGATGATGAAATGCCATTTTAAAAACTAAACTATGTCTGGAGATACAAAAATAACAGCTAAAAAAGCTATAGGTAAAAAAGAGTTTTCACTTGACTCTCTAAAGGATAAATTTAGTGCTAAAACTAAATACAAAGCCGATAGATTTATTGATTTAGGTGAGGCTTTTCAAAAAGCCACAGGAGTACCTGGACCAGCATTAGGACATTTAAATGTTTTCTTAGGTCATTCCGATACAGGAAAAACAACAGGTTTATTAAAAAGTGCTATTTGGTGTCAACAAAATGGTATTCTACCTGTATTTGTTATTACAGAAAAGAAGTGGAGTTTTGGTCACGCTCAGTTAATGGGTTTAGATACAAAAGAACTAAGTCCAGGAGAATGGGATGGATTTTATCTTTTCCGTGATGATTTTGATTATATTGAACAAATCACAGATTACATCAATCAAGTATTGGATGCACAAGCAAAAGGTGAAATTCCTTATGATATAGTGTTCTTTTGGGATTCAGTAGGTTCAATTCCATGTAAAATGACTTTCGATGGTAAAGGTGGTAAGATGCATAACGCGTCTGTATTAGCCGACAAAATTGGGATGGGTTTAAATGGTAGAATTACTTCATCAAGAAAAGAAACTTTGTCTGACGGTAAACCTAACAAGTATACAAATACTATTGTGTTTGTTAACCAACCTTGGGTAGAATTACCTGACTCTCCAATGGGACAACCAAAAATTAAAATGAAAGGTGGTGAGGCAATTTACCTTAACAGTACTTTGATTTTCTTATATGGTAACCAAAAAGGAGCTGGAACTAATAAAATTATGGCAACTAAAAACGGTAGAAAGATTAAATTCGCTGCTAGAACCAAAATATCTATCCTTAAAAACCATGTTAATGGTATTGGATATGAAGATGGTAAAGTTATTGTAACACCACACGGTTTCATCGAAGACTCAAAAGAGGCTGAAGAAAAATATAAAATAGAATACTCTAACTATTGGGCTGACACATTTATTAAAAATGGTTTAGACATAAAAGAGGGAGAAGACTTCCAATTAGAAGACTCCAAAACTGACATAGAACTAGAAGGACTTGAATAATGAAAATTAACTACAACAAACTAAAAGAATTAAACACAGAGGCTTTAACAGTTGATGGTGGGCAAATGAGTTGTTTCTACCTTATACAACAAGGTGTTGAAAGATACTTACAACCACACGAAGAATTAAGTGCTGAATGGTTAGCTTTTTTAGTTGAAGTCGGGGTCTTAGAATACCAAGAAGAAGAGAAAAAAAATATTGTTCAACCCTTTAATTTCACAGGGAATGGGTCTCAAAGTAGTTAAGAAAAAAGAAAAAACCAAAACACTTCTTATTGACGGAAACGTATTAATGAAACGCTCATATAGCGGAGCAAAGAACGTTTTTTATAAGGAAAGACATATAGGTGGAATATTCCAATTCTACTCAACACTTAGAAAACATATAGTAGAATTATCTATTGATAAAGTTATTATCATGTGGGATGGTGAACGAGGTGGGTATTTAAGACTTGACTACTATCCAGAATACAAAAACAATCGACCAAGATTTATTGATGAAAGCTACGAAACTCAAAAATTAAGAGTTAAAGCTTACGCTGAAGATTTGTTCCTACGTCAGTATGAACATCCTGATTGTGAATCAGATGATTTACTTTCATATTATTCCCTTAACAAATCCAAAAATGAAGAAGTTATCATTTACACAAATGATAGAGACTTATGTCAGTTAATAACAACTGAAGTTAGTTTATTTTTGGCTGACAAAAAAGTTTTAGTAGGTATTGGTAATTACAGTTGGTTCTTCCAACATTATTACGAAAATGCTGGTTTAGTTAAGATTATTGAAGGATGTACTAGTGATAATATCAAAGGTATAGAAGGTGTATCTGAAACAACTCTCTTAACACATTTTCCTGAAATAAAAGAAAGGAAGGTAACTTTAGAAGAGATTTTAGAAAAAACTAAAATACTAAAAGAAGGGAAAAAATTAAAAGTGTTCGATTCAATAATAGAAGGTAAAACAAAGGGATGTCATAAAGGTAATGTTTATGAGATAAACAAAATTATTATTGATTTACACCAACCTCTTTTAACGGATGAAGCCAAAGAAGAAGTAATGAATCTTATAAACTTACCTTTAAATCCTGAAGGTAGAGATTATAAAAATGTTTTAAAAATGATGTTTGAGGATGGTGTTATGTACGCTATCCCTGGCGGAGAAAATGGGTATGTAAATTTTTTAGACCCTTTTATAAAACTTTCTAAAATTGAAAAAAATAACTTTAAAAACTCAAAAGTATAAAAAAATTAGAGTTGACTACATCCCTAGTAAAACAAATAGGGATTTAAAAAGAAATATTAATAACTTAAATTAAAAATTATGAAAAAATTTGAATTTTTACTTAAAATAAATTCTAACATTATCTGCCAAAGATATTTTTCGATGAAAAATTTTAATCCAAAATCTGTTAACTCAAGAGAGATGTTGGACTGTGTTAATGAGTGTGTTGAGATAGTACAAAAACAATTAAAAGATAAGTCTTTTGAGTTTTTGTGGAGTCAATACAATCCTTACGAAAAACAATTAGAAGAACAAATAAATAGAACACCAATCTACGACAAAGAAGATATCTTTGATTTTGAAATCAGAATAGATGAAAGAGTTGTGGCAGCTAAAAAATTCACTGGAAATGTTTATCCACAAAGAGTTAGATACAGTGTTGATATTCGTGAATTAATCCCTAAAATTATAAACCAAATACAAGATATTTTAGGACAAGAAAAATTTTCTGTGGAATACAGTACAACAAAATTGTAAGGGCTATTTATGAGTATACAAACTAAAAAGATGGGTAAAAATGTTACATTAGGTTATTTAGGTTATAAGTTTCAAACAGAGTTAATCAACCAACTTTTACATCCAGCTAATAAAAAATTTTCAGATAGAATCATAGACATTGTACACGCAAAGTACTTTGAAAATGAATATTTTCGTCTCATAGTAGCCCAAATAAAGGACTACTATGAGAAATACGAAAAGATTCCTGCTATGGACACTTTGGAAACTATTTTTAAGATGGAGATTAAAGACAAGGTTACACAAGATTATGTCTTTGAAATGTTAAAAGAAATTCGTGAAATGGCCGTACCTGATTGGGAGTTTGTTCAAAAAAAAGCATTAAATTTTTGTAGACAACAAGAACTAAAAAAAGCCAACGAAAAAATTACTAAAATTGTTGACAATGGTGAGTTTGACAACTACGAAACTTGTGCTGAAATTTTAAGAGAAGCTCTTTCAATAGGTTCTGAAAAGGACGAAGGAACTTCAATAACTGAAAATATTGAGGCAGTATTAGAAAAAAACTTTAGACACCCAATTCCGACAGGAATAAATGGTATAGATGAATTAACCGATGGGGGTTTATCACGAGGTGAACTTGGAGTTGTATTAGCACCTTATGGTGTTGGTAAAACAA